AATACACTATCGAGGATACATGGGAGGAGCTTGGAGGATATTAAAAAAGACTGTGCAAGCAGACTCAGAATGGGAGGCACGAAGGATGAGCAACCTTTGGGAGAAACTAATCATTAAAATTGAGAGAGTATGAATCAACTTAAGATGTACAGGTGCATTAGACTCATGCAGATGTTACAAGATAAACCAAGGTATATCCATACCATTGCAAGGTACTTGAATGTATCAGAGAGAACAGTGTACAGATACTTTGATTTGTTTAAACAGTTAGGATATACAGTAAATAAAAATAATAATAAATATAAATTAGAAATATGAAAACAGCATTACAGCAAGCATTTGCAAGATTAGAGGAGTTACATCCATCACTGTTTGATATACACACTGAGAAGGGCAGAACATTTGTCAATGAGTTTAGTAAGTTTTTAGAGGTGGAGAGAGAGCAGATATTAGATTCAAGACTTGATGGTTTCAAAAATTCAGCGGAAGGATGGAATGGTGAATATCCATTTGAAGGAATGACAGATTATTACATTTCATTAGACATTAAAAATGATGATTATTACAATGAAACCTTTAAATCAGAATAGAATGAAAACAGCAGTAGAATGGTTGCAGGATACTTGGTTAAATTATCCTGACTTATGTAGTTATGATAAAATACAAGAATGGTTTAAACAAGCCAAAGAAATGGAGAGGGAGCAGATGTGTAAGTTTGCATCTGACTATGTAGAAACTCAATGCAATGCAAGTTTTAATGGCAGTGTATCTGTTGACATTACAACAGAAGAGTATTATAATTTAACCTTTAAATCAGAATAGAATGGCAGAAGAAGCAAAGATGGCACTACTCATGTTAGTGGTAGGATTATTAATGATAGTAACAGGCAAGATATGGAAGAAATAATACAATATATTAAGGAGCATAAACTTGATGCCAGGGATAGATATAGACCATTAGTCTACAAGAGATATTACTTCTATAACCTTCTCAGACTTCAAGGGATGACTTATAAACAAATCGGTGATATCTTTAATAAAGACCATGTAAGCATCATTCATGGCATTAAGACTCACAAGATGTTTACTGAAATGAATGATCACATCTACTATGAATGCATTGAGATGGAGAGGCTTAAATTTGAGCAGTTATCTCCTCAGTATGACCTGATTGAGGACATTAAGAACTGTTACTCATTTGATATGTTGAAAAAAATCAAGTTCAGATTGAAAAATAATCTATATAAAGAATTAAATTTGTAGTGCATACTGTTTTGATTTATTACTTGTTTGACCCTTCTGGCACTCCTGGAAGGGTTTTTTTATAGGTGTAAACCTATGTAAACAGTTTACAGTTAAAGTGTAAACCAAAAACGCTGTAATTAACTGAAAATCAAAATAATAATTCAAATTTACTGTAAACTTTACAGTTCTTAGATTATCAGTTTTTATTTTTACTAAGCAGAAAAAAAATAATTTTTTAAAAAAGTGTAAAGTTTACAGTTGAAACGCTCTCAAACCCCCGTCATTACTGAAAAAATGACCTAAAAAGGTTTACAGTAAAAGTTTACAGTAGTTTACAGTAGTTTACAGTTAATAACTTTGTTAATAATGTTTATAAAAGCAGTATTTAGTACATGAAATTATTTTTAATTTTGTTCAAGGGGTTGTCGGAGGCATCCACTTAAAAGGTAAGCTTGCACCTTTCCCCCTATTTTTTTTTAGCAAGCACAAAAGACAAGCAATATGATTACAAAAGATTATCTTAAAAAATTATCAAGCATCGGATATAGTATTATCCCATGTGAAGAATCAAAAAAACCTATTGAGTTAGAATGGACTAAGTTACCATGTAAAACATCAGAGGATATTGATAGAATGAATGCTCCTCTGTATGGATGTAGAGCAGGATTCAATGACATTGAATGCATAGATGTTGATCTTAAAGTACTACCATCCCTTCCTGATAGACAAAAATGGTGGGATGAGTACATCTCATTCCTAAGAGATAATATATCTGACTTTGAGGAGAAGGTGGTAATTGCTAAAACAATGAAGGATGGCTATCATATCATCTATAAATGCACTGCTCAAAGTGGTAATACTAAGATAGCTAAACTCAAAGGAATGAAGGAGGCTATTATCGAGTCAAGAGGTAAAGGTGGACAGTTTATCCTGTATGGTAACTTCTATGGGGATAATGAATATCATGATATTAAGTATATTACAGAGGAGGAGAGAGATATTATTTGGTCCATATCAAGGACATACAATTATGTTGAGGAGGTTAAATTAGATAAACCAACAGTAAAGCAATACAAGGTTAATGAGGATGAGCTGAGTCCATGGGATGATTACAATGCTCAAATCAATACAATGGATCTTATTTCAGATGAGTTTACTATTGTGCGTAACACCTCAAATAATTACATCATACGTAGGCATGGAGCAACATCACCACATTCAGGATATGTGTATAAAGATAGTGGATGCATGTATTTATTTAGCACAGGAACACAATATCCTGCAGAGAAGTTATTGAGTCCATTTGCAATATACTCTCATAAGTTTCATTTTGGTGATTTTAAAGTTGCTGCAAATTTTTTATATCAAAAAGGATTTGGCACAAGGAGAGTTCCTAAGATTGAAATTGAGGACAAGCCTAAGGTTGATATTGATAAGCTGACATTTCCTATTGATATATTTCCTGAGAATATTCAGCTGTACATTCTTGAGAGTGCCAAAACATTAGGCCTGTCAATTGACTACATGGGATGTTCATTCATATGGTTGTTGTCAGTGATAGTTGGTAACTCATTAAAGCTCGAAGTAAAAACAGGCTGGATTGAGAATGCAAATGTGTGGATCTCATTAGTAGGTAAGGCAGGTATTGGTAAGACACCAAGCATCAATCAAATGATTAGGCCTCTTGAGGTTATAAACAATACACACATTAGAAGGTACATCAAGGAATATGCTAAGTGGGTTGAGTATGAGAAAAAAGATAAGAAGGATAAAGAGCATTCAGAGGAGGTTAGAAAGCCTAAAAAGACTCAATTCATAGTTAATGATATTACTCTTGAGGCATTAGTTGACTTGCATGAAGAGAATAAGAATGCAGTGGGAGTGTTTAAAGATGAACTTGCAGGATGGTTTAAAGATATGAATAAATATAGAGCAGGATCAGACCTTGAGTTTTGGCTATCATGTTGGAGTGGTAAGGCTGTAAGTATGAACAGAAAAACAGCTAAGAGTTCATTTGTTGATAAACCTCACATCCCTGTGCTTGGAGGTATCCAGCCAAGTATATTTGACCAATTCAATACAGAAGAAAACAAAGAGAATGGATTTACTGATAGGATGCTCATATCATTCCCTGACTTATATGTTGATACTTATAATGAAAATGAGATGGATGATAGGTTAGTATATTGGTATGATCAGTATATCATCAAGTTCTTTGAAACAGTGAAAAAAGATTGGGTTAAATTTAATCAAGAGGATGATATTGAACCTTTAAATGTACAGTTAAGCCCACTTGCTAAGACTGAATGGATACGTATCTTTAATAAGATTACTGATATGCAGAATAGTGATGCTGAGAATGAGTATATGAAGTCAATGTTGCCTAAGCAGAAGAGCTATGTGCCTCGATTTGCTCTCTTGATTAATGCTCTTTGGAGCTTTGATGGTGATACATCAGATTATTTTTATGGAGTACTGAATGCAGATGCTATGTTGAAAGCTGAGAAACTGTCTGACTATTTTATCAATATGAGTAAAAAAGTTAAGATTGAAAGTCAAGAGAAATCTGATCTTAAATCAATAATGTATAGTGATAAGAGTAAGAATAAGTTTGATAAATTTAAGTCATTATATAAAGCAAATAAAGAGCTTAATAAGTCTCAAGTAGCTGAATTATTGAATGTATCAAGAGTAAGTATAAATAAATGGATTAATAAGATAGATAATGAAAACAGTAAACTCACTTAGCGGAGGTAAAACATCAAGTTATATAGCAGTAAATTACCCAGCTGATTATAACGTATTTGCCTTGGTTCGTACAAGTGACAAAAATTGTCTATTTCCTGATGCTAAAATTAGGCAAATAGTATCTGACAAAATAGGAACAGAGTTTATTGGCACACTTGAGGAGGATGCTATAATTTACACAATGTTAGATTTGGAGCAGTTTATTGGACAAAAAATTGATTGGGTAACAGGTGTTACATTTGATGAGGTAGTTGGTGGAAAATATGGTGGTTACTTACCTACAAAAATGAGAAGGTATTGCACCACTCACATGAAAATGTATCCAATTTTTAAATGGTGGAGAGAAACAATAAATCACCCAGTTGAAATGAGAATTGGATACAGGGCAAATGAAATGAGAAGAGCCAATAAAACACTTGAAAGATTAAATTCAAATGGACTTATTTCAATGAATACAATAGTAGGTCAATCAAAAAATGGTAAAAATAAATGGGGTGATATTGAATGGCAAAAGCCTGAGTTCCCACTTATTAAAGATGCTATTTTTAAAGATAACATTGAAGAGTATTGGAAGGATAAACCTGTAAGATTTGCATACATGAATAATTGTGTAGGATGTTTTCATAGGAATGAAATATTATTAAAACATCTATCAATAAAACACCCTAATAAATTTGATTGGTTTTGTAAACAAGAGGAGGGCAGAAAAAAACAGGATACATGGAGGCAATCCGGTCATGTAACATATAACAAAATAAAACAAACTAAATTACAATTTCAATTATTTGATGATGATTTCAATGATTGCGACAGTGGATATTGTGGACTTTAAATAAAATAACATGAAACGAATTAACAAAGACAAACTCAATGCTCTTATGATGGAGCAGTTGAAACAGAAGTATCCTAACATGCCTGAGTCATATATCCCAAAAACTGATTGGAAGGATAACTCTGCCAATGCTTTGACAAAGTGTGTCATTGCATGGATACAGTTCATGGGCGGTCAAGCTGAGCGAATCTCTTCACAAGGTCAGTACAGGGAAGGAGCAAAGATACAAGTGGGAACAGGTGAACTTGCTTACCATAAACAACTCCCTGGCAAGTGGACACCCGGACAGTCAACCAAAGGAACTGCAGATATTTCTGCTACTATTAGAGGTAGGTCAGTTAAGATTGAGATTAAGTATGGTAAGGATAGACAGTCAGATGTACAGAAACAGTATCAAGCATCCATTGAGAGAGCAGGAGGTGTGTATATCATTGTGAGAGACTTTGATAGTTTTGTGGTATGGTATGATAATTTTATTCAGAGTTTATGATAAAAGTAGGATCAGACTTCTCTGGTGTTGGAGCATTTGACCAATCACTAATAAAATTAGGTATTGAATATAAAACAATCTTTGCCTGTGACATGGATAAGTATGCAAGACAAACTTTTATACATAATTATGGTGAGCCAGAATATTATCCAACAAATGTATATGACAGAAAAATCCCATCTGAATCATTAGATATTTACATGACATCTCCACCATGTCAAGCGTTCTCATTAGCAGGGAAGAGATTAGGTAAGGATGATAAAAGAGGTATATTATTTTTTAATTCACATGAATTTATTCAAGTAAACAAACCACGTTATTTTATATTTGAGAATGTAAAAGGATTGCTTTCAGATGATGGCGGTAAAACTTTTCAAGAGTGGGTAAATATGTTAGGTGGCAAATCAGTTAATGGAGTGCCTGTTTTATTTCCTTATGATGAGTCAGTTCCTTATCATTTGTATTGGAAAGTATTAAACGCAAAACACCATGGAGTGCCACAAAATAGAGAGAGAGTCTTTTTGATTGGTATTCGAGATGATGTTGATAATGATTTTCAGTTCCCAAAGGAAGAGTATTTGAGTAAAAGATTGAAGGATGTACTTGAGGATGGTGTAGATGATAAGTATTTTTTAAGTGAAAAAATGGTTAAGGGATTTTTGAAGCACAACGAAAACCATGAAGAAAAAGGAACTGGATTTATCTTTTCACCTAAAGATGGTGAAGATGTTGCTAATTGTTTAAGGGCAAATCCAGCAGTATGTGCCACAGACAATACATTAAAAGTTGGGTACATCAACCAAGACACACAAGCGAGTGCCGTTTACGATAAAAATGGGTTAGCACAAACAATGACAGCTGGAACACATGGTTACGCTATGGGTTATGTTCAAGTAAAATCAGCCATTTCAAAAGGATATGAAGAAGCAACAGATGGTGATTCAATAAACTTTAGTGTACCTAATTCAGAAACAAGAAGAAAAAGAGTGGGCAAAGGGGTAGCACAAACATTAGATACTGCTTGTAATCAGGGGGTGATGGTTGGAGATTATCGTTCTGATGAAGGTTTCAGATGGAGACAAGATGGTAATTCACCAGCTATTATGGCAATGATGCGAGATACTTGGAAAGAAAACTTTACAGGTCAAAATCCACCTATTATTCATAAAGATTACAAAATACGCAGATTAACTCCAAGAGAATGCTTCCGACTTATGGACTTTCCGGATACTTTTACATGGCCTGTGAGTGATAGTCAAGCATATAAACAAGCGGGTAATTCAATAGTGGTAAATGTACTTTATAAGATAATTAAAAACTTGAGTTTATGAGAATCAAACTAAAATTCCCTAAGTTCAAAGTAAAATTGAAACATCTTAGGAAGAAATATAAACACCCTGTCAAGGGTATAAATAACGAATCAACAGATAACTGTTAATAACTTTTATTTTTATATATGCAAAAGTTTATTATCTTTGATGAAAATAATAATCAAAGCATGAAAGAATTAAAGAACACCTCTGATAAGATCAGAGAAACGCAAGAGATAGAGGTTCTATCCTTGCATCAAAAGCTACACAGGGCAAAATTAGCCATTGGTAAGGTAGTTAAGAACGCTATGAGCCATCATTCAAAGTATGCTGATCTCAATGCCATTATGGAAGTTGTTGAGCCTGTACTACTTGAAAACGGATTGCTGTTGCTCCAACCTATTCAAGGTAATAGTGTTTGTACTCAGATAATAGATATTGACTCAGGAGATATGCTCGAGTCATGTATGGACTTACCTCAAAATGTCAATCCTCAACAGATGGGATCTGCCATTTCTTACTATCGTAGGTACACCCTTCAAAGTGCTCTCTCATTGCAGGCAGTGGATGATGATGGTCAACAGGCATCTAAGGAGCAACCAACTGAGACTAAAAAAGAATCATTATCAGATGCACGTTTCAAGGCTGCTCTTGCTAAGATAGCATCTAATGAGTTCACAGTTGAGGAGTTGAAAGCTAAGTTCTATTTAACCAAAGAACAGGAGGCACAACTATGAAATGGCGTCCATCACAATTAGGTACGCTCATGACCAACTCAAGGAGTAAGTCTGAGCTATTGTCTGAGACTGCTAAGTCTGAGATACGTAAGATTGCTAAACAGGACTTCTTTGGATACAGCTCAGACATTAAGACTAAGCCAATGATCAAAGGAACTGATTGGGAGCAGGATGGTATTGACTTACTCAATGATGTTCGTTTCACTAAAAAGTACACTAAGAACACAATCAGAGTAACTAATGAACTCATGTCAGGGTGTTGTGATATACTCATGGATGATGTAATTATTGACATCAAGAGCTCCTGGTCATTAGAGACCTTCCCAGCAACACCATCGGAAGGTAAAAACTCAGACTATGAGTGGCAAGGTAGAGCATATATGTGGCTATATGATAGGCCATCATTTGAGTTAGTGTACACCATGTATGATACAGATGATACTCTGCTCACTGATTGGGATAATAGGTCAATACATAAGGTGAAACACATACCTGCTCATCATAGAGTGACTGTGTTAAGATATGAGAGAGATACAGTCATTGAAGAACAGATAAAAGAGAGATTAATAGCATGCTCTGAATATTATGCTCAATATGTAAATGAATTAAATAATAAATAATGGAAACAAGAACACAAATAGTCACTCAGTTAGTGGCTGCATTCCTTACAAATCCTGTAAGAATGGAACAAATTAGAAACGGTATGGATGCTGAACATCAAATATACAGCTCAGACCATGAGATTGCAGTTGCTTATGCTAACATAGTAGCCGATGAAATTATTAACAAAACTACTCCAGAGATAGCGTTCCCTGAGAGAGTAGTATAATACAATAACAATGTCAGATTCAACAATCAAAGGAGCTATCAAGCTCATCAACCCAATCAAGGTAATCAGTGACAAGTTCTCAGTGAGAGAGTTCGTAGTTACAACACCGGATGCCAAGTATCCACAGGATATACTGTTCCAAACAGTCAACGATAAGATGGCTGTATTAGAGTCATTGGGTGTAGGTCAGCAAGTGGAAGTATCATACAATGTGAGAGGCAGGGAGTTCAATGGGAGATATTATAATACTCTTGATGCATGGAAAATTGAAGTCACAGGATCTAAGCCATCACAGCCAAGTACACAACCAATAGAATTAGACGATGACCTGCCGTTCTAAGACTGTGTACATCAAAGATGGTGAAACACTCACTGACTCAATGAGAGGCGAGCTCAAAGATAAGCTATCAAGGAGATATAAGATAGTACATTTAGCAGAGGATGTAGGAGTGGATAAGTTTCAAATGTACCGCTTCATGCATGGCAATGAGGTAACAGGTAAGTTCTATGATAAGGTGTTTAAATACTTGATGAAATGAACTACTTAGTAAGAATAATGATATACATTGAAGGGCAGTACCACACCCCTCAATCAATACTTGATAAGATACCTACTCAAGTGCCGAGCAAGCGTTGAGTACCACACAGGGGAGTGTAACAGCTCCCCTTTGTCATGTTAATAACTTTTACTATCTTAGCACCATGATAGGATATTTAACTCCATTAGTAATCTCCTGGTGGTTCACTCACTTTGAACCATTACAGAACTATATAGATAACAAGCTCATTCTCCCAGATTGGCTACATACTTCACTTGGCTGCTGGAAGTGTCTCAGCTTCTGGGGGACTTGGGCATACTCACAATCATTCACTGTGGCTTGTGCCACATCACTCACAGCTGTATGCTTGAACAAACTGATATACAACTCATAGACACCA